CGTATAGCGATATCTGATCTCCTGATACAGTCACAAGGAATGACCTACCATTAAGCTGGAGCATTCCTTCAACCCCATAGATATAGATAGTGTCAGCATCTTCAAGAGTGTGTGAACTATCAACCGTAAGAACAACAGGATTGGTATTGGTAGCACCACTAATTGTAGCGTCTTCGTAATATGTTAGAGCACAGTCCATAAAGATACTGTCTTCTGCTGTCCGTCTTGATACTGTTTGTGCCATGTTGCTCTCCTTTAGTAGTCCAGCCTATCGTCTGGTTCATGTGGTGCTGTTGGAGTAGTGTAATCTGCGGAATACAATCCTTTACCTTTAACGATTCTGAAGTCATCTACATAAACACCTTGTGCTTCTCTTGGTCCGTATTTACTCTGTCCGAATTCAGATGCATTTGCTTTGATTGTATCAGTACCACAATCATAAGGTAGTCCTGCTTGTAATGCTCCATTAACATGTAGGTACATTTTGTCACTTATTCTACTTATTGAAAGGTAAAACCATTCATTACAATCAATCTTTGTTACGCCATCTGGTTGATAAATAACTCCATTGAATGCAGTCTTATTCAATGTATTACCAGTGGTACAGTATTTGAACTGAACAGTCACAGTGGTTCCACTTGAACCTCTAATGCTAAAAAACCAACTTACAGCACCATAAGAACCACCAAATACAAAATGACCTTTCCAAAACTCTGTACCAGCATATGCGTAAGAACCTGTCCAGAACCATCCTTCTATTGTGAAATCTCCGCTACCAAACTCAATGTCATCATTATGAGGACAGCTCATATAATAATGGTAGTAAGGTAAGATATAGAATGCCGTAGTTCCCCATTTGGTTACAGATGTGCTGTTATATGCCTGATTAGTGGCATGTTGGTTATATGATAGGTCTGTTAGCGTCCTGTCTCCATCATATGTGTCGGATTGAAATAAGATTGAAGTGAAATAATCCCATGTGTATGGATTACTGACTATATTACTATCGGTCCAACCAGTCTCATTAGCAATCACCTTGAAGTCGGTTATATCTCTGAAGGTATTTATAGCTCCAGAATAAGTTGTTCCACTTGCTACAGTTGGATCACTACCATCAGTTGTATAATACATAGTAGAATCTGGATTACTTTGAGTTATAGTTATATCGGTAGGAACAACAAGATTACCTGCTGAAGGTTCTACCTCTGGATCTTCATTGGTTAGTGTAAATGTTTCGTCTCGTATAATACTCCATGATGTATATTCAGTCATTATGAACTCCTCAAATAAGCTCTTGCTTTAAGCTGTGTTGTCACTTCTATTAAGATAGGCTCAGTGTACAATGTACCTGTCTCAGGTATAGGATCACTTCCATCTAGTGTATAGAATATGTCACAGTTACCTGTTGGAGCTACTAAAGTAACAGTCTGATCTGCGTAGTAAGTTCCTCCAGGCGGATAAAAAATAGGTTCAAGCGGAGTATCTGGTATAGAATAACTATATGTATTGTCCCAAAGTGTAGACTGAAACTGCTCTATGTACCTTACATAAGAACCATTAATTAGCCTTCTGACCACTACCCATACTTCATCTCTATCGTCTCCAGGTATAACTGCTACTGACTCAAACTCACCTACTGTGGTCTGTTTCTGATAAGCGGTAATACCCATATCCTCATCATAGACACAGGTTACGATGTCTCCCGCACCTGTTACCATCCAGATAACTGAGTCTGGATTATCAGCGTATGCCATATCAACAATACCATCTTTGAACAGATGTTCAGCTACTACTGAAACATCCACACACTTCCATCCTTTCAAGTTATCGTCATAGATAATTTTCCTTAACTTAGTACCACCTTTCTGGATAAATAGTGTTGAATGAGCTACTCTAATAGCTTGAACTGGTTCTGAACCATACGATGTTTCCATTGATGTAGATACATTTGTAGGTGTGGTAGGACTATCTAATAGACCGAACTTCCATTCACCAGATACAGTACCAATGTGTAAGATTCTTGCATCTAACATCCACTGAAAGTCATTTACTGACTTGGATACCAGTGTATATGTGTAAGCAGCGTTAGCTAATACCCCCGCTTCGAAATTTTCATAATCGTCGTTCACGCTTCCCCAGATGGTCTGTGGTCTGTATAGAGTTCCACCGAATAGCAACCTACCCTCGAAGAACGCAATTGTTCCTGGGAACCCTCTATGCTCTGACCAAGCACCTTCTGACCAGCGTACCGTACCACCTTCCTGAGCAACACCTGATACGGTCACCTCTGGGAGCGGTTCGACTACAAGAGCATCAATGACAGTAGGACTAACATAACCAGTGCATTCCGCATAACCAGACTGCTCAAGTTTAGACAGCTGAACATCAGCACTGCCTGAAGTCCAATCACCTGTCTTACAGTAAGCTCTGTAGATAATATTGTTAGCGTATTCAGTGTAGGACTTAGACGCATTACCTGTGTAACCTTCATAATCTACCCAGTTGTCACCATCATCATAACTACGCTGCAACCAGATCGTACCTACCCATGTACCATTAAGCGAAAGGATTACAGTCTCGTTGGCGTTCATCTGAATCCAACCAGTCTGTTGGTCGTCTCCAGAGATAGTGTTCTCTCTTTCAACTGTACCTGTGAACTTGTAAAATGCCCCGATCTTCTGTTCATTGAAAGCATCGTCACCTTTGATAACGCTTACATCATCAATAGTGGATACTAAAAGAGGATCGCCTTTCTTATAGAATCTTAGATTGGTTGTTCTGGTATTAGGTGTGAAGTTGATAGTGTTACTACCTACAGTAGAACTAGCATTGTAATGTGTTATACTGAAGTCATCATCTCTGATTAGAACATTGACCGCATAGTTCCCACAATCAAATTCAAGAGTATGTGTGTATCCTGGATCAGTATCGAAGTCCTGTTGGAAATAACTTTCATCTGTGGGTGCGGCTCCTCCTGCTAATTCTGCATGTTGTGCTACAATAGCTGCTGTTCCGCCATTAGCGTTAGGATGAAATGACCATCCAGAAGATGTGGTGAAGTCACCATTCTCAATCCTCTCTAATGTCTGAGTAATTGTAATCTCACCTGTAGCTGCCGAAGGCGTCATTACAAGGGATGAATCTGTGTTCTCATCAAAGAATGGACCCCATACAAACTCTACTTGAAAGATAGACCATTGGTCATTATCATTTCTGGTGAGCTTCATAGGATGGTAATCAGGATGAACTATATACATTGTGTCAGCAGTCTGAGCAAATTTAATCTTATCCAGATCTTCCCCTTGATAAGGTGTGGTCACTTCTACCTCGTATCCATCCTTCCAGATCTGACCTCCATCTGTATAGAACCTGATGTACTCATGACCAAATTCAAGGATGTATGCATTACCAAATGAATAAACAAAGGAAAACAATCTAACTGGATAATCATGTTCTTTAGCTGGAGCGATATACTTAGTACCCATTCTCTTGGTAGCACCACCATGTGTCCATACCAGAAGATTCTCCAGTTTCTTACATCCATTTCTATAAATGTCTGAATCTATTCTCGCTGCTAACCTAGGAGTCAACTCTCCCGCAGAAAAAGAAACATAAGGTGGTGTTGTTGTCGCCATATATTAGCCTCCTAGCTACGCCTTCCTGAAGTTCTAAAAGAGATCCATGAGAATGTATCCTGTTCTTTTGGTGTTCCCTGATTAGCGTCTCTTGTCTTTGCTTTCCTATAAACTACCATAAATTCCTGATCTAACATTTGTTTCATTCCGAGCGAACCATTAATGTAATAGTCAAGTTCCATAGCAAGTGAGTATGTTAAAGATTCTATAAACTCAGGAGATAGTTCAGTAAGATCATCTATTCTTTTTACATACTTTATGTTGATTGTGTCTTCATCACTAAGAAGCTTCCTACCTTCTATCTTATATTCATAATCGTCTTCTACCTCTACGACTCTTAAACAATAAGGATTACTTGGAAGTTGAAACTCGTAATCATAACCCCAATCAGGAGTACTTGAAAGCAGTGCCAAAGATGCTCTGACCATAGCAAAGTTCCACTCGTGGTCTTCAAGCAACATATCTAATACTTGATCAAATCTCTCCTTACATAGACGAGCTTCTACGCTGTCATCATCAATACTGGTGATGAGGTTTCCACCTATTTTTGTTAGAGCAGCATTACATATTGATGTCTTTGATACTGCCATGTTAGTCTCCTAAAAAAGGGGGAGAGTCTCCCCTCCCCCGAAATTTTATTTATACGCTACATACAAGCTTAATTCTAGAGTTCCAGTTGCAGCACCTGAACCAGACACTGTTACGATCAAATCTGTAGCAGCAGTCATAGCGGTACCAGCAACACCGATCTTATCAAGTTCGATATTACCAGCAGCAGTTGTTGCTTCTGAGTCACTCCATTTTACTGTATCAGCTGTGGTTCCAATCGCCAGTGCGGTATTTGCACCAAGAGCGTCATGATAGAGTTTGGACTCTGGAAGCACATGAGCACCCTCTGGAATAGTCGCAAGATAGATCACTGTACCCTTAGCGGTAGAGGAACATTCGTAAGAATCATAAGTCCATCTTACCCTTCCACCGTACTGAGCACTATCAATCTGGTTCGCTGGTGTAGGAGCCATCTTTTTAGTGTAATTAACACCGTATACATTAGCCATTTTTATAGCCTCCTAAAATTTATTTTTATGGTCGCATTCCTAGTTTTGCTTAGGATTCGACGCAAGGAATTTCTACTACTTTTACTTCTTCCATTCTGGTTGCTCCAATGTACATCTTGGTAAATACCTGAACAGAGTAATTCTTATCAGCTCTCTCAGTGATCTGAGTTTGGATGTCTTTACCAACTGCAAGCAACAGACCAGATTTAGCGAAAGCAAGAACTCTACGCTGGTTACTTCCATTCACTGGAAGTCTCTGACTGTTAATCCACTTGAAGCCCATGTAGGTACCATCGAACTCTCCAGACTGTAGTGCTTTGATTGTCTGGTAATCAGAACTGGTAAGTTTCTCTTCCAACAGAAGATCGCTCAACTGATTGGAGTGGTAGACGATGCAAAGCTCGTCATCAGGATCTACCTCATTAAACATGAAGAGTTCTCTTGCAGCGATAATCTTCGCAAGAGTAAGACCAGCAGCTCCAGCAGCAATTTGCTGAGAAGCTGGAAATGTAGTAGATGTTCCACCAGCATGACCGGTTTTAGCAGTACCGAACGCTGCTTCAATAAGCAGGTCGTCCTTACTTCTCCCGAATGCGTTGACCGCTGACTTTACATACGCAGATGTAGGATCAGCAGCTAGCATCAGTTTATCGAAATCATCAATGAGTGGAGCATGGGTGAAATGTCTAAGAGAAACCTGACGCCTCTCATGGGACATTTCTGTATTCTGTGTATCTGCATTTCTGGTAGTTACTTCATACGCAGAAGTAGCGTCCAACTGATCGAAATAAGCATACTCTCCAGATACGCTCTCTACTCTACAAGCGTCCTGAAGACGACTGCCCATTTGCTGTGACAGTTGTTCAATGTTGCTTTTATATGTGTTTATAAAAGCTTCGGTGATTTTAGCCATTTTAATAGCCTCCTATTAGTATTTTTGTATTACTGGGTACCTTCGTGCTACCCTCTACTAATGGAGGACACATGGTAGGTAGGTCGTGAGACCTATAATTCGGTGAGACTCGCGGTTGCGAGCTGTCTCAAAACTGTACTGCGGGGTAGAAAAGTCCGAACTCTTACGAGCTACTCATTCTTTTCTGGGTGAGCATAGGACATTAGCTTCTGTAGTTTCTTTACCGCGTCAGCGTGTCCTGCATGCTTCTTATTCAACAGTGCTCCGTCTTTACCTTCCGCATACATTGCGTTGATCTTACTCTTCGCTTCGGAAGGAGTGAGAGCGGAAGCTCCTTTGTCTGACTTTGTAACTTTATCTTCGGATAACTGACTTCCGATCTGAGCTGCTAACTTGATCAATGCTGGTTCATTTCCAGCACCAGATTCTTTCACCCATTTAGTGAAGGAACCATCTTCATCATAGACCTGTAAAACTTTATTGGCAGCAGCGATCTTTTCATTAAATGCTTGACCCCATTCTTTTCTTAGACCATTCCAACCTTCTTCAAGTCGGTTAGCTACATAGTCTTGCTGCCCTTTGATGTTGTTTAATGATGTCTGGTTGATGTAGTCCCAAGCGTTCTGAGCTTGTTTCCTGCTCATACCTGATTCGTATGCGGTCTTCTTAAATCCTTTCTCATAGTCATCAGCAAACTTCCAACCTTCTGGAGCATCATCTGGATATCTTAGTTCATATCCATCTTCCGTCTCTGGTCGTCCTAGTTTGTTGTACACTTGACTCCATCCGTCTGAATCATCTTCTTTTGGTATAGCTATTTTCTCTCCGCCTACCAGCTTCTGAGCATGTACATAAGATTTGACTAATGAATTAATATCTTTAATATCTGCGAGAGATGCGTGACTTCTGAACTCTTCGTCAACTGACTCTCTCCAATCTGCTACTTGAGTCTCTGTAGGTTCACCTGTTGGCTCCCCTGTAGGTTCGCCCGTAGGTTCTCCTGTTGGTTCTTGTGCTTCTCCTGGTGGTGTAAATCCTGCTTCTTCTGTCATTGTTTCCTCCTATGCTATCCATCACGGACATAACAAATCAATGCTACCCGATCTATGGACATAGTAATTTATTTGTCTAATTCTGAGAGATCCTTTTTCAATATACCAAGGATGTATAATACTACGCTACGCTGACCTTCTCTGTAAGCTAAGTCATACGCAGACTCTCCAGACTTATATGATGTAGTATCTATGTGATATCTCTTACTTAAATCTTTTATGACAGTATCACCTTCTTTAGAGATGAGTGCTGCTTGGTACTGTCTATATAATTTGTTTACTATATTGTTCTTCATTATATGTATCCTAACATCTTCAGTGCTCTTTTTCCATTTTCTGAGAAGTGCTGTCTCCAATCAGGATGTGCTTTTATACCATAACCCTGTTTGATTCTGTCTGGATCAATCATACTCTTTTCAATGTATTCCATGTTGGTTACGCCGAGAAAATGATTAATCTTTTTACCGTTTAGTCCTGGTTCATCTGCATAATCTTCGAACCTCAGTATAGTGTAATCTACATTACTGAACTTATCTATGTTGTCCAGGAACCCTAACACTCTACCTGTCCAACCTTTAGCATTCACCCTGTAATCTGAAGACCATGGCGGTCCTGCTCCTGGTTTTCCGTTGATAACACCTGAATGAGCAGCGTCTCTTCCGTCTCTGTGTATCCAGATTAGCTTGAACTCTAACCCTTGTTCCGCCATTTCGACCAATACGCTTGGATCAGCACCCTTGTCTCCAGTGAATTTCCAGTTATTTACATTGATAGCATCACAAAATGCTTGTGTTTTACCGTCTAAATCATCAGATTTTAGTTTTTTCATACACAATTCTTTAATATTGTGTGAATCGAAACCTTCTGGGAATCTTCTGTAAGCATGGTCTCTTCTGTTTACATAGTGTTGTATTCTATTAAAGTATTTCTCAGCTCCTTCTCTATCAATTGTGTCCCTAAAAAATGCTCTAGCTTCGTTGGTTATGTGTATGTCTTGGTGCTTGTTTAGCATTTGCATTGTAATTGTTGTTCCGCTTCTGGAACTTCCACTTAAAATAAGTCTCATCTGTTCTCCTTATGAGTTCGATATTCCATCATTTCCATATGTTGATGCTAACAAATCACCAAAATCTGTAGCATTACCAGTACTTGAGATGGTAATATAGTCTATCACATTAACTCCAGCACCTGCGTAACCGCCACCTCTAACTCCTCGTTCACTGGTGCCATTAGATAACGCTGCTGGATCGTTGACCCCTTGAGTTAAATCTCCAAAGTCAGTGGTATTACCTGTAGATGTAATAGTGATATACTCTATTGTATTCAATTGACCTGCACCACCCATAGAAATCGCTCTATTATTGGTTTGATTAGATGTAGAATTGTTATAACCACCAGAAAATGACATGTCTCCAAAGTCGGTACAATTACCACCTGCCATGAGGTTTACATAATCTATGACATTAGTATTACTTGAAGCTCCTCCCATGAATACTCCTCTATTACCTATACCATTAGAGGTTGCTCCAAATGAATGTGATGCTACTGTTCTATCTCCAAAATCTGTAGCATTACCAGTTGAACTAATAGCTACCCAATCCACGGTATTGACACCAGCAGATACATAACCTCCAGCAAACACTCCTCTGTTATTACCTTTGTTTGAAGTTGCTGCTGATCTTCTTCGTGCTACTGTCATATCTCCAAAGTCAGCTGCATTCCCTGTGGTACCTATAGTCCAGTAGTCTATTGCTGTTACATTAGCACCAGTTATCCACGAACCACCAAGTAGTGCTCTACTCTGATTACCATTAGAACAGATACCGCCGAAGGAACCATCAGTTAGAAGGTCTCCATGATCCGTAGCATTACCTGTGGTAGAAATAGTAATATACTGAATAACATCTGTTGATCCTGTACCACCTGCAAAGTTACCTGTGTCGTATGTAGCTGGAGTACCGCTCCCTGTTGGTAGATCATAGTACATTAGTTTTGATAAAGTGCTCAAGTCGATACCTCCAAAGTATTTTAGTAAAGTTGCCATTATTCCACCTCTGCAACAACAGGGATAGGATTGAAGAAGATCCTGTCTGCGTGAGTAGCCAGACCAACTATCTGAACCTGATCTCCTGAACCAGATGGTCCTGTCTGTGTTAGTGCTCCTGTAGTTGTGCTTACGAAAATTTCTCCTCCGACTGTCCAAGTCCATGCATCGTTTCTAATGAATCCCTGAAGCAATACATCCTTAGATCCTGTGCCGGTCTCTAATGCTAATGCTGTGCATGGCATCGTAGTGGTGGCAGAAGCGTCCGCTTCTATCCAGTTTCCGTCTGTATCCATGTGTAGAGCAGCACCCACTCCTGTAGCGTTAGCGTCCACCGTCATAGTGACAGCGAAACCATTAGCTGTTAAGTCTGTTCCTGGTGTATCGTCTAGCTTAACCTTCTGTGTGCTTGTTAGTACTAAATTACCTTGTTTAAACTCCGCCATAATATCCTCCTATGACCGCTCCTAAGAGCCAAGTTTAGTCCACATCATTGATCGATGTGATGTCTTCATATGATACTGTATCAATACTACCTATATCGTCTGCTGAAACTCCACCTACACTTGCTATGTTTGCTGGTCCACTTGTACCACCATAGGTAAAGTATAATGAATATTCCCTAGAAATATCTATTGACATATCTATTGGATATGCTGTGTCTTTACCAGATACAGCACTACCTGTTGATCTATACCTAATATCTATGTAAGAATATTCCGAAGCTGTGAAACCTAGATAGTATGTATTTCCTTGAGTCAATGTTGGTGGACTTGCAAAAGTCATAGTTCGCCAAGCATAGGATGTAGTTAATCCTATAGAATTTGTTGAAGCAATATAATAACCACTATCATTATAAACATGACATGTCATTGCTGATTCAGTATCGCCTCTTATATACACTGTAGCAGTTGATATTGTGTCATCTCCAATAGCTGTAATCTCAAAGAAAAGAGCACCTGAACCTATACCATCAGTAGTGGTTCCTGTCCCATTATATCCATATATCGCCATTATGCTACCTCTATTACAGTCATATCTGGACTGAAGTAAACTACATCAGCAGATATTGCTATTCCAACTCTCTGCACTTGATCTCCTGAACCCGAAGGTGCCGTCTGAGTCATGATACCAGCAGTTGTAGATACATATACAGGTTGTCCTATACTCGACCAGTTCCAACCATCGTTCCTGATAAATCCTCTCAACAGAACTTTCTTACTACCTGTTCCTGACTCAAGACTGATCGCTATGCATGGCATAGTAGTAGCAGAGTCTGCATCAGCAGGGTCCAGATTACCATCAGACGCCATATAAAGTGCTCTACCTACCGTAGTAGGGTCTGTATCTACTGTCATGGTAGCTATCAGACCATTTCCTGTATCGTCTGAAGTTGGATTTGGATTCAGTTCAATAGCATTCTCGTTAAGGTCCAGATCTCCGCCGAGCTGTGGAGAAGTATCATCTACAATTTCGTCCATAGCACTATCTAATTGTGTCTGGATTGCACTGGTTACACCTGAGACATAACCCATTTCAGTTGGAGTGACTCCTTCAATATTGAACCCGTTCATATCAAGAGCACCACCAAGCTGTGGTGTAATGTCCTGTACTATAGCGGTTATACCACTACCGCCTCCAATAGCATCATTACCTACTCTCCAATTCAAGTAATAGTTCACGCTGTCCATCGGACTGGAAAACAGGACTGTGAACCCTGAAGTGGTTGTATCTGTCACTATCATGCCAAACTGGGATGGATTAGCATCAATCGTATTCTCTATTGAAATGTTAGGATAGTAGTTACCTGATATCGTAGCACCCATGTCTACATCTACGGTATTGGTTCCATTAGGTATATTGATCTTTCCTCTTACACCTGTTCCACTATATGTTGCTTGACCAATAAGAGTGTCTACCTGAGCCTGAGTGTAATATCTGATGTCCCCGCGAGTATCGTTATGGTATTGTGTATGATCATCATCGCCAAGACCTGCTATACTACCATGGTCTATATCTCCTTCGAGGAAATGTCTGTTGGCATCATAGTTAGTGAGCTGGTTATGATCGATGTCACTTGTTAAGTTATGTGTATTGACTATAGCGTTATGGTCTACGCTTGTAGCCAAGAAATGTATATTAGCTGTTCCACTATGAGTGGTCAGATTGATTGCATTTGTATCTATATCAGACCTTAGTGTCCCTGATGTGGTCGCAATTAGCGTAGTATTATCTGCTATATCTGAATCATTAGAGGTGATCTGTGATTGTAGTGTCCCACTATATGTGGTGAAATCTGTTGTTAATAGATATTGGGGGTGGTCATTATCCGCTAAACCAGATAGTGAACCATGGTCATTCACTGTTGTAGTTCCACCAGCAATAACACTTGATACTCTGTAGTCTGTTACTTCAGCAATTACACTTTTAATATCATTAGTGTATAAGTTTCTTGAATATACTATAATTCTATAAATTACCTTTATCTCTGCAAAAGGAATATCTCCAAATGCTACTTCACTAAAAGCATTATTCTCTACAGCATCAGCTAGGCTTACATCTTCTCTTTGTCCCTGGATGGAAATGTATGGATGTTCTACACTGTTGGTAGCGAATATCCAATAGGCTACATATCTCCTATCAGTTGCTTCCTGCTGGCTCCAGGTTCCTGCTGTGTTCAGGTTGTAGTTAATTCTGCTTGTGTACTTATACGGATAATTGGTTGGTGCATCCCATTTCCAAGGACCACCTACACCATCTCTGTAGAATACTGAGATTTGAGCAGGATCAGCAGCCGCCGGAACATTAATTTCAATGTCCTCATCGTGAATTTCGCCAGCCTCAAGACCAAAAGTTACAGCGTCATTAGTGTCTGTGTTTAATGTGTAACCGCTTATAGCCAAGCCAGACTCGTATCTTGTACCGATTGTATCATGTAGGTATTTATGGGTAGCGGAATCCATCACAATACCGTGTCTTTCTTCACCAAGAATACCTGATGCTAAGGTTGTGTTCCATAATACCGTTGCTGTTGGTACTCCTGTTCCTATATCCCATGGCGTTAGAGAGGAGGAGAGAACATTAGATGTATTGTAGTATACATAATGAAGACCATTGGTATTAGCTATAACTACACTATCGTTCGTATGTGTTTTCTTCTCACCATCAATGTAGATGTCATAGGTTCCAGTCAGAGCTACTGTCCTGGTTCCTGATGTGAAGGACAATGTACTATCAGTCCTGTTTACAAACCCGTTAGGTTCCTCTTCGTCCTGTCTGATAGCGTCCAGTTCGTCTACCGTACCTGATATCAGTGCTACGCTAGCTGTGTTGTTTGTTATGTTAGTTGTGTTGCTTGTGATCTGGGTCTGTAGTGTTCCTGATGTGGTGTCTATCTTTGTATCTAATGTGTTTGTAACAGATGTAGATGCGAACCCTGTATGACCTGCTGAAGCATAATCAAGATTGGATAGTAAGCTATGGTCTGAGGTACCTGTTCCGCCCGATACAGTAGCCCATACGGTTCCGCTAGCGGTTGATCTAAGGTACTTGTTGTTGTCATAAGCGGACGGTGTATCTGACAGACCTATTAAGGTTGTAACTCCTCCACTAACTGTAGCAAACTCTAACCCACTTGTTGTGGAACGGACATATAGACCATCGTTGTAAGCAGCTGGCGTATCTGTTAGTTCCAACCAAGTTGTAGCACTACTGCCAGAAGCTGTGACTTCATGCTCTACACCATCGTCAGTCTTGTAGTATAGTTTATCATTACTTTTACTATAAACCGCTATCTTACCGGCATCTGGTGTGTCCGGTGTTGTTCCTTGGTTTAGTATTAATCTACCAGCTATTGCCATTGGTTTCTCCTTATTCGTCTTCTACGATGATATCACCATCGTTAGATACCTCTATACTACCTACAACATCTAAGTAATTGACATCGTGTATTACATATTGTTGATGAGGAGCTACGAATATATCCATCGCTTCTACGATAGTTTTGTAATGGTGTCCGCTCTCTCCGCTGTCTTTGACAGAGAATGAACTTCCAGGTCCGAATATGTCGCTTGACATTATGCTCATTATTTAAAACACCTCACTACGCAGGTTCCTGTTCCTGCTGTTTTGACTGCTACCATATAATATGCTACGCTACCCCCCTGGAAGTAAGCGGAGTCCTCTATGTTCTCTGTGTATTCTTTAACAATACCCCAGTCATCCTCTGGTCTGAACCTTCTCAACACATATACGGTACCTGTCCAAGTGCCTGTTAATGACAATTCCCACTTCCCACCTATGTAGAATATATCAGTATGGTTTGGTCCAGTCATGTCTAATGACTTCTTTATGTTCAATACACCATGTCCCATTTTATTCCCCTTCTAAAGTACTTTGAGCTGAAGCAATCTTATCTGCTGCGGTTGCTTTGTCCTTCACTGCTGTTGCTCCCATTTGGTCTTGAGCCATCGCTTGCTGTTGTGCCATAGCTTCCTGTCTCTGTTTCCTGAGAGCTGCTACCTTTCTTTCGTCCTTGATAATACCAGCTGGAGAACCAGACAAGTCTGCTACCCTGCGGAGAGCTTCATCAAAATCAACATTGTCCAATACCTGTGGTTGAATCTGTGCCCATTGAGACGCGATACCAATAGTACCCATGATGGTCTGTATCTCTGCGTTCTTCTGTGCTC